GGCGAGTACCGCACCGCGCTGACAAATGACCTGATTGATATTGCCATCCAGCAGGCCGAGTTTGAAGCAAAGGCGCTCGACCGGGTATCGAAACGCCTGCCTTTCGAGGCCGTCATCCCGACCGCTGAGCAAATACGATCCGCCGTGCTGACCGCTCCGCTATCCGTTGTTGGCTACAACCAAGGCGCGCTGCTGGAACCGTGGATCGAGAAATGGTCTGAGGGCCAGATCGAACAAGTGACTGGCGTCATCCGGCAGGGTTACTACCAGGGTCAGAGTACAGATCAGATCGTTCAAGCCCTTCGCGGTACGGCGCGGGCGCGCTACAAGGACGGCACCATGGACCAGATACAGCGCTCTGACCGCACTGTCGTCCGCACTGCCGTACAACACATGTCAACCGTGGCGCGGAACGAAACCTACGCCCGCAACAGTGACATCATCGTCGGCGTGATGTGGGTGGCAACACTCGACAGCCGCACGACGATCCAATGTAGCAGTCTCGACGGTAAGCGGTTTCCGCTGGAATCCGGGCCACGTCCACCGATACACCCAAACTGCCGATCCACGACCGTGCCGGTGCTGGACGATGCTTTTGACATCCTTGACAGCGGCGCGACGCGCGCTAGCAAGGGCGCTGGCGGCGGCGAACAGGTCACAGCAGGGCAGACTTATTACGAGTGGCTCAAGACGCAGCCCGCAGCCTTCCAGGATGCGGCCATCGGTCCGGATCGCGGCAAGCTACTGCGGAATGGCGGTCTGTCTGCCGAGCGATTCGCCGAGCTACAACTCGGGCAAAACTTTCAACCCCTGACCCTTGAGGATATGCGACGGCTGGAGCCGTTGGCGTTCGACAGGGCGGGCATCTAACACCGGCGGGGCCGGTAAACGCACAGGGTGCAACCATGCTGAAGTACGAAATTGACAGCCTCGACGGGCTGGGCGAAGCCGTGACCGGCTTTTACGAAAAGACAGACTCCGGCAAGTTCCGGCTGAAGGTCGAAGGCATCGAGGATGTTTCCGGCCTCAAGCGCAAGAACGAGGAACTGCTGGCCGAGAAACGCGCCGCTGCCGAAGCCCGCAAGCAGGCCGAGGAATCTGCCCGCATCGCCGCCGAAGAAGCCGCCCGCAAGACTGGCGACGTCGAGTCGCTGGACAAGTCCTGGCAGAAGAAGCACGCCGACGCGCTGGCCGCGAAAGAGGCCGAACTCGGCACCGTCAAAGGCACCCTGAACAAGTTACTGGTCGATAACGTGGCCGTTCAGCTGGCTACCGAATTGGCCGTGCAGGGCAGTTCTGCCCTGCTGATTCCTCACATCAAGTCGCGACTGGAAGTTGACACATCCAGCGGCGAACCAAAAACCGTGGTTCTCGGACCCGATGGCAAGCGTAGTGCGCTGACCGTCGAAGAACTCAAAGCGGAGCTTGCAGCAAACCCGGCATTTGCGCCGGTGATTGCAGGCTCCAAGGCAACCGGCGGCGGGGCTTCCGGTACGGGTGGAGGCGGCGGGGCCGCGAAGACCATAGCCCGTCCTCAGTTTGACCGGATGGGGGCGGCTGAACGCAGCAACTTCCTGAAGTCCGGCGGAAAAGTAATCTAAACCCTGATTTAACCGGAGAGTCCTCATGACTACCAACACCCTGACGAACCTGATTCCCGCGCTCTATGCGTCCCTCGATGTCGTGTCCCGTGAGCTGTGCGGCATGATTCCTGCTGTTACTGTTGACGCCCGCGCCTCGGCTGCCGCGCTCAACCAGTCGGTCTACGTCCCGATCGCGCCGGATTCAAACTCCCTGATCGACAACACCCCGGCGATGTCGATCCCGTCCGAAGCCGACCAGACCATCGGCTCCACCGCCATCAGCATCACCAAGAGCAAGAGCGTGCCGTTCTCGTGGTCTGGCGAGGAAGAACTGGGCCTGAACTCGGGCGCCGGTGCTGCCAGCATCCAGAACAACCAGATCACCCAGGCGATGCGGACGCTGGTCAACTCGGTGGAAACCGACCTCTGCGCCCTGCAATCCACGTTCAGCCGCGCCGCTGGCACTGCGGGAACCACTGCGTTTGCGACCAACACCGCCGCCCTGACCGCCGCCCGAAAGATCCTGGTCGACAACGGCGCTCCGATGTCGGATGCCTCGTTGATTCTGGACACCACTGCTGGCGCAGCCCTGCGCACCCTGCTGAATGTCAACAGCGCCCGCGTCACTGATGCCCCGGTCAGCGAACAGGGCGTTATCCAGCGCATCAGCGACCTGAGTATTCGCGAGTCTGCGCAGGTTGTCACCAGCACCGCCGGTGCCATGGCATCCGCCACCACCACCGCTGCCGCATTCACCGTCGGCCAGACCGTCCTGCCGCTGGCAACTGCCGGCACTGGCGTCGTCGCTGCTGGTGATGTGATTACCCTGGCCAACGACACGAACCAGTATGTAGTGACCTCCGTCTCGTTTGCTGGCGCTAACCCGGCTTCCGGCGACAGCATCACGATTGCCGCCCCCGGACTGCGCAAGGCGCAAGGCTCCGCAACCCGCGCCATCACTGTTGTGGCCGCTGCTGCCCGCAACATGGCGTTCAGCCGCAACGCGATCGTGCTGGCTACCCGCCTCCCGACCCGTCCCGCTCAGGGCGATCTGGCCATCGACGTGATGACCATCACCGACCCGCGTTCCGGACTGTCGTTCGAGGTCTCGGTATACGCCGGGTTCCGGAAAGTGGTCTACCACATCTCCCTGGCATGGGGTGTGAAAAACATCAAGCCGGAGCACACCGCGCTGATGCTGGGCTAAGACTTCACTGGGCAAGGATGCCCACCCCAAGAATTCAAGAGGTAGTCCATGACAATCACGGTCGAGACAGGATCAGGCAGCGATTCCGCTGCGAACAGCTACGTCAGCGTGGCCAACCTGCAAGCCTATGCCGCCAATCGCGGCTACGTGCTGCCGGGTACGGATGCCGCCTGCGAAGTCCTGTTGATCAAGGCCATGGACTACATTGAGGCGCAGCGTGACCGATTCCAGGGCTACAAGTCGAACCAGACTCAACCCCTGCAATGGCCCCGCGCCTACGTGATGATCGACAACTGGCCGGTCAGCACCAGCACCATTCCGGATGCACTTGTCAGGGCGCAATGCGAACTGGCTGTAGCGGCCTATACCAACACCCTTCAGCCGACGATCACACCGACCGAAGTGGGTGCCGTCAAGCGCAAGCGGGTAGAGGGGGCTGTGGAGGTGGAGTATTTCGACGCGAAGTCTTGGCAACGGTCGCTACCGCAATTCACCGCCGCCGAGGCTCTGCTGGCTGTCGTCTGCAAGTCCACGCGACCGATGATGATCCGCGCATGACCTTTTACACCGACATGGCGGACACCGTGTCCGAGTTGCTGGCTGAGTTCGGGACGGCGGTCAACATCGTCCGGCCTGCGCTCAACTTCGACAACGCCACGAACAAACCCACATCGGGCGGCAATACCGTCATCGCATCCACCGGCGTCTTCCGCAGTATTGCGCGGCGTCTCGTTGACGGCACTCGCATCCAGTCCGGCGACCGTGAGCTTGTCATGGTGCCGGATGTGGAAGTTCGCATGGGCGACCGCATCGACGTATCCAGCATTGGCGACACGACCGCGACAACCGTCGGCGGCGCTCCCGGAATCATCCTGGGCGCTGGTGTTGCCGGCACGTGGGCGATTCAGGAGATCAACGAGATTCGGCCCGCTGGCGTCCTGCTAGCCTATGTTGTGAGGGTGCGCCGATGAGCTTTGAGGCTGATTTGGAGCGGTTCGCGCAGCGCGTTGGCAAGTCGCTGGATGAGACATGCCGCAGCGTGGCGATCAAATGGTTTTCCAGCACTGTCATGTCGACACCGGTGGACACCGGACGGCTGCGCGGCAACTGGATGATCACCCGCGAACGTCAAGCCAGCGGAACGTCGTCACGGACTGACCCGACAGGATCATCGGTTGTGGCGGATATCACACGGAGCGTAGGCGGGGTTGGCACGGTCAACTATCTGACCAACAATCTGGACTA